CCGTGTACTGAGTGCTTCCGTTGACCGACACAATCATTATTTTTAATTGTTCGGTGAGAAAATTCTCACCTAACTTACGTTTCTTCCTTTTCTCTCTGGTCTTGCTCATATCCGATTCGTCTTTGCCAGTTAAAAATTTGACCCCTGTCGTGACCCCACTGCGGGGTAGAACGATAGAAAAAGTCCCGTCATCATTCTCGCTAACGTCAAATCCTTCTTTATTTTCCACCCCGCCGTGCGATACGGCAAGTTCATTTAAATCAACTGACCAGTCGTTGCTTTCAAAGCAACTGGGACATGTGATTTTGGCTTGATAGTCTTCGCCATAGCCCGTAATACGAGAGGCAATAACTATTGCATTCCGATCACCAGTGAGTAGCGACTGCGGATTGATAGACTTGTCCAAAATCAGGCTTCTTAAAAGCCGATCGATTGTCAATCCCTTCTTCAATAAGCTCGGAGAAGTTAAAATATCTTCTTCCTTTGCGGTCATATACTTTATCTCCACAGTCTCCTGTTGATGTAAAGGATGACCTTCAGGATAAAAGCGACCTCCCGAAGGAAGTTCTACATGCTGAGTGGGGACTGAAAAAGCCAGTCCTGACCCGCCATGGTCAGAGGGAGTAGTAACATTGTCGATAGGTGCATCGGCTCCTCCCGTAGGTGTGTTATCATCACCCAAGCCGAGGCGATCAGCACTATTTCTTGACATTTATACCTCTTTTGTTATGCGAGTGGATGGGGGAATGTAACCCCATTAGCTGTGAGTGTAGCATAGTCATAACGTAATGTTAAGCTAATTTCTACCATTTCATTTTGCGCATAATCCAATTGTCCAAATTCTACACTCAGAATCCAAGGATTGACCAAGGTCCAGATTTCAAGAGTTTCGGCATCGTTAGCTCCAATTTGTTTGAGCTTCACCTGTCCACCGAGAGCATTTACTGCCTTCTTCTTGGTAATCGTGGAAGAAGCTGAGTTGTCGTTAGTGGGAGCATAGTACCCCATGTTACGCAGCATCTCTGTTAATGCCAGAGAAGTATCATCGGCTCCAGCTGGGTCTACTAAAGTAATGTCTACTGTTTGCCATTCAACACGACCAGGGTAGTAAAAAGTATGATTAATAAATTGATGCGGGGTTTCTCCAATGGTGAATCCCGGCTTTTTGGCTGACTTGGCATACCAAGACTTGAGTTTAGAATTACCAAAAGAAATCAGCCATCTAAATTGTCTTTTTGGATCGACGATTGCGCCGCCTTGTGCTCCCCAAAATCCCATGTTGTAGTTTCTCCTTTAATATTAATTAGATATTAGATTAATTTTTAGTCTTCAAAAGCGGCACCAGTGCTGGTAATATTGAAATCAATTGCGATGTATTCAATAGCACGGGCTGGTTTGAGGAAGATTTTAGCGTAAAGAATGTTTCTATCAATCAACTCAGGGGTGGTTGTAGTCTCATCTAACACAACTTTAAAATCTGTAAGTCCGAAATCCGACTGAATTCCTGACAAGAAGGGTTCTACCTCTGCCAAAAATCGATCCCATGTGGCTTGAACATTTTGATCAAACAAAATACCATTTGCCATTCTAGAGATTTGCTTTTTAACATAAATCATCAACCTTCTTACGTTGATTCGATCAAGAGCTGATTGTTGTAGTTGCAGCGTTTTCTGTCCAAAGATTACGATACCTTCCGCTGGGAACGAAGCAATAGGATTAATATTAGCTTCATATAGCTTATCCCGTTGTTTGGACGTTAATTTGTCTCTAACGCCTACGACGGGGATACCAGCTGAGCCATCGGACAAGCCGCCTCGGTTAAATCCAGCAGGAGCAAACCAAAGGTGACTTGCTTTCTCTGAACTAGAGAAGGTTCCCAGCGCTGCGACTGAGGGAGGTGCCCATAGAGTATTGTTGTTAATGGTGTCTTGAATCTGTACCCAAGGGAAATAAGTACATGCATAGCTGCTGTCAAGCGCTCTGTCTTTAAGGGCTGTAACCACAGTAGCCACGCCGGCTCTTGTAGCGCCTCCTGTACCGGCATCCCAGGCTGGGACATACACGCCAGGCAAGTCAATGACTGCCAACGAGTCGCCTCGATCTTCACAGACGTTCACCAAATAGTTAGTGAGCTTCGTGTTCGTAACACCAGGTATTGAGGCTAGGTTATACTCGACAACTTCCGGATCTATAATAGAGTCCAGAGCCTTTTTAATCGAGTAGTAAGCGTAGCTGTTAAGTTCGGTTTTAGAACTCGCCAGCGCTCTAGTGTTGTTAAACGGGTCTTTCTCATAAATGTCCAGACCATCGCCACCGCCATGCATGACAGTCGTAAAGGCATTAAATCCTAAATCCAGAACCGATTGATAGGTTCCTGTCATAGCCGTAATCGAGAATCCTCGTTGGCGGGAACCGGAGCGGTGTAGAGCATTAGGTGCAATATCTGCATCAAAACCGGGGAGACCTTCTTCTTGAGTAATATCGTCAAGCGTAAAAATCCAACTGTATTCAAGATTAGAAGTGGTGCTCACGGCGCCAAAATCATCCACATTGGCAGGAAGCATTCTTAAGACATCAGGGGTCGCTTGATTATAGATATTATATCCAGCGCTGCCCATTGATGTATCTGCACCCCAATATACCGAGGATGGAGATGAATTGTTTCCATCTGAGCTACTTACGCGAGTAAAGATTTTAGGGAATTCAAGTGCAGCGGTGTAGCCGCCGAAGTCCTCGCCCGTCCCGCCCGTGAAGGCGGCAAATGTACCGGCACCTGTCTCTGTGGCATCGCCTGTTATAGACGTATTACCTGCAACACCTTTAACATCTTGCTCAAGCTCTACCGTTGCGCCAACCCGGTTGGCAGTGATAGTTCCGGCGCATGTTCCGGCATTAATAGTGTTCGCAATCTGGGTACAGGCTGCTCCGTTGTCGCTTGTGGTCCAGGCTGTGGCGATTCCTATAATATTACCAGTTGTAGTATCAACACTAGTGTTGAACGTAAAGGTATGCTCCGTTCCAGCAGTGTCTGTAAGAACGAATTTTTCGCCATCGGCGACGGCGGTGATGGTTGTTATAGTAATGATCGATGTTGCAGCAGCAGCCGGTGACGTGTACTGACCGCCTGGGTATACAATTGCTGATGGGCTGCTAGTATCGAAAATTGCCGGAACGGCATTGTTAGCAAATGAAGAAGTGCTGGCTCCTATCACAAAATAACTTGTAGAACCAAGAGGTCCGTTTCCGTTGTCATCTAGTGCCTGAGTGGCAGTGCCTGATATCGCGGAAAACCCTCGGAATCTTGGTGGTCCAAATACGCCGAATGGGATACACGATTCATTTATGGTTCTGTTAGTAACGTCTGGATCAACAACCACGCGGACGAATTTAGAATTATTCGCATATTCTCCATATTCCGTGTACCGGGTGTTTGTCGCATCCCAGGTTTGATATTTATCGCCAATGATTTTGGAAATATAATGTGGTGAGTCGGGGTTGAGGTTGCAATTATCAAAACGTTCAATAATTTGAACAGCGGCATCTGTATCATCGATGCGGCGTAGTTCAACTGTAAACGTTCCAAACAAGTCCGTAGAATTAAATGACTGTTTGATATTGGCAATAGAGATTTTGAGGTTACTAGAAGCCCATCGCCCAGTGTCCAAAGCCACAATCTTAAATAATTTTTGGTTATCGCGGGCTTCAAAGGTATTGTCTTCGACTGCGACAGACGAATCCGCCGCAGTAACGGCATTCAAATCCTGTGAGAAGAACCAGCCCGTTTGGGCGGCTTGGTTGACTTTCCGCATGTCGCCTCTTTCTGTATTGGCTGAGCTGTCGGATAGTTTAAGCGGTAGAATCGCTCCATAGCAGTCGGCAGTGGAAACAGTTTGTTCTAGGGCTCCGTTGCCGCCGTAACCAAGATTGGAGCCGGTGATGAATTGATCGTTTACGCAACGCTCGAAAGTTTCTCCCAAGAAGTATTCTTTGTAATTGGTTGTGATCATGCTGTTGCTTTTGGCAGGATCTGTATTGAAGACTTTTCGAATATAATTATTGGAATTGCGATTCAAAGAAAAAGTAATTTTTTCCGTGGTCGCCCCGGCTGCGCCAGAGGCGTATACATTAGCTACGAAAGCCTTTTCGCCAGACAAGCTTTGTATCCACTGCCCTGCACTAGAAGTAGTGCTGGCGAAAGGATAAACGCCTTCTGTGCTTCCGGTGAGTCCTGGAGATGTTCCTGACAAAGCGATGGTGCCGTTGTTAAAATACCATACCGCAGCTAATGTCCCTGTCACGTAGCTTTGATTATGCGTCGACATCGAAGAGGATGGTGCAATAAAAAGCCCATAAGCGCCGCCGCCAGCGTTGCTGTTTCCATGGAAGGTTTGATCGCTTGTGGCGCGAGTAAACCAGCCAGCGGATCCCGCAGTCGTTTTGCTGCTGGACTCTTCGCCAAGCAGTCGAACGAATGTCAAAGGTGAATTGTTTTTAAGCCATGCCTGAGCAGCATAAACAGCATACAATGGAGCGCCTGTCGAATCATCTCTACGCCATACATCGACGCGAGTATCTTGGGCAGCTGGTCCTCCAAACATGGTTACAAATTCTGAAAAAGAATTAACCTGGACGGGGCGCATTGCCGGTCCACGCGCTGAGCGTCCAATCAAGACAGGACCTATGTCAACAGGCTCTTCAGGTAATTGAGAATTGTCAATTTCCGATAAGAAAACTCCTGGTGAAACAAATTTATACTTCTTAACTGACATTCTTAAATCTCCTATTATTTCTCTTTTTAAGGTATTAACTTAAATTAGTTCTCTTATAAATAGTTAGTTAAAATACCAAAATACTTTTTAAGATCTATAAAATCCCTTGTCATCAGACAGTTCGGGCAGGTCGCCAAATACTACATGCTCTCTAGGAATTCGCACTTCCACAGCATTCTCTCTTTTCACAATCTTAGGTGATTCTTGATTTTTATCTTCTCCAAAAATATGCCCTAAGACCTTGATATTAATGTCGGTGGTAAACTTGCGCTCTTGCTCACCAAGATCATTAACCGTATTGTTGGCGCTAAATTCTGCGTCAATAAAGCCTTCGTACACATGACCATTCCTCCGCAATTGAAAATAATTTATGCCGCCGGGGGTCGTGATGAAGGGGGTTATAATGTCATTCATTTGCTCTTGATACTCAGTGACGATGGACACTACATAAGCCACGTTAATATATACAGGAAGAGGGATAGTATATGTCTCGTAGACAACTTTATCTTTAATTTTGCTTGTTTTGAAATTAACCTGTTTAAAGAGCCTTTTAGAGTCTGCATTGGAGAATTCTGAAGTTTTCTTTTGTTGTATACGTCGTGCCACTGTAATCGACCCTTTTTTCGCATCCTTAACCGGAGGGATGTTAGCATAAATGGACCCCTTATCGGACAAATCTTTTGTTATGGAGTTGCGTTCCAACGTTATCACGGGATAAATTACGGAACCATCCGTATCCCGGAGGTCTTTGTGTTGTTTTATTTGAGCAGCTCTTTCTGCGGCAACCCAGATGACTGGGACTTTCTTCCACCCTTTGTTGGTTCTGGTGGATATATCAAGCGTGTTGGTGATATAGTCTAACATCGCTGCATCGATATCCTCAATGGTCGAGGGCATCAACAACTCTTCTCTTAAGTTGGGATCTTTATCGGGCATCGAATAATCCTCTTCTGGACTTAATACATTGAGCTGAAATCTCCAAGCTCTTTCCAGCTTGTCCAAAAAGTTCTCTGGGTTCTACCAGGGTGATAATCTCATAATAATCGTCGCTGTATAAAACAAAATCCCCCTCTCTCACATATAAGTCTTGGTCTTCGGTTAAGCGGCGTTTGTGGAAATGGACAGTCAAAGAATATAGCTTGTCCAAGCCGTGTTTCTCAGTCGTCGTTTCGATACCGCCCCACTCTATCAGGGCGTAGACGCGAATAGGAGATAAGAAATTTTTATTTATTGCCTCGCCATAAACAGGGTGATAGTTGGTATGCTCAGCGCTAATGGGATAATAAAGAACTTGTTGACCGATAACTCTTTCAATAAGCTCATCGTTGACTTGTTTTACAAGGTCTCGCTCTTTTTCTCCCAAAAATAACGGAGGAGGCGGTCTATCTGGTTGTTTCCACTTGTCTTTTGGCACAAATCACCCTCCTATCCTTGGAATATGCCGACTGGTATGGTCTGCATTGTCTCAAGAGCCGTTTTTGAAATATTGCTCTGTTTTTCGCTTAATTTCTCGTAGGTTAGCTCATCGAGAACTGTCTTCAACTCTTCTCGTAATGCCTCTTTCTCCGTTTGAGCTTGAGATAATAAGTCAGACGCATTTAAAGTCACATCGTTACCAGGGATGGGAATTGTACCAAATTTACCTCTCACCTGTCCGAGGGTTTCTTTAGACATAGCCAGTCCAAATCGTCGTATCCATTGTTTACCAATCGAATTGATGCTATTGTACGGAAGGTTAGAAAACGGAAGCGTGTTCATGTTGTTGA